TGACTGGTACGACTACGCTCTCGACCATGCTTGTGCGGAGTACGGTGGCTGCTCCATGCTCCAAGTCTGCAAATCCCCAGACCCGGAATCCTGGCTGCCGATGTACTTCGAGCAACGAGTCTGGGACCCGCTGGCGCGGGAGGAAATGACGCTGGAGCAGTGGGAAAAGTCTTGGGAAGGGGCTGCAAAATGAAACCACTTGAATTCGCTAATGGTAAAAAATCCTTGGACAGTCTGGCAACGAAACTCACAGAGTTTCATGAAAGAGGGCTTTTAACTGCAGGGCAGGTTGTACGGATTTCCAAAGAATTGGCTGATGCCAGCGTTGCTTGGAAACGACGCTATGACCTGGAAAAAGGTCGGGATAATACCCCGGCTATTACCACGGCGTAATCCCCATGAGTTACCGTCAGCTATTTTTCATCGAAGGCAAGCTCCTGGACGAGGTCGAACGCGGTCGATTACAACGAAAGGAATACGACATGAACCAAGTAATGCGACAGATGCCACGGTACGAATGCCATAAGCAAGTATGGGCACTGAAAATCAAGAGCATACGGGACAACAAAGTAACGCAGCCGGAGCTTGTTTTCGAAGAAGACGGGTACGCACCACTGTCTGTGGATTGGGATTGGTACTACAAGCACAAGCCACAACCTGGCGGGTACTACGTTGTCTATGCCGATGGCTACAAGTCGTTTTCACCGGCTGTCGCCTTCGAGAGCGGATACACGCCGCTGTGACGGCTAACGCAAAATTAACCGGCCTTGCGCCGGGAAAGGACGATCAATGAACCACGAAACGCTCATGGCGCAAGGTCCGGTTGAATGCCGGGTTAGGCCGCTTGTTGTGGTGCAGAAGGTGTGGGTGCAGGTATCTGCGGACTACGATGCGGCAGAGAGAACCAGAACGCTCGCTGTTACGCCAGAGACGACTGTTGGCGAAGTGATGCGGTGGGCGGTGGCAGGGAATGTGTTGGGGCGCGGGGACGTTGTGCTCACGGAGCAGGACCATGCGGCCTAACACCTGAATTAAGCCGACAGCCGAAGGGTGTTCGGGTTGAATGAATTGTTAGCCGTCAACGCACGGCATGGAGACATGACATGTATGAGAGCCCTTACTCGAAGGAAGAGGCCGAAGACTTGATTGCGCAGGTAAACGAGCTGCGTGATCTTCTGGCCGCGTGTTGGAAGATGGTGCCTGACGGGTACAGCAGTTCCGGCGTATCCACAGTCAAGCGCGGGATGACTAAATACAACTGCTGGCCTAATCATGACGGCTAACGCAGAAATAACCGGCGGCTGAAAGCCGTCCGGGTTGATTGACGGGTTATCGCCCGGCCTACTACGGAGAACAAAATGGAACTGACTTTTGAAGATGCGCTGCGGATTGCGCGAGGATGCACAGACTACGGTGGCGGACACCGCAGTAACCCTGAGCATTACGAGATTTACCAGCACGGGATTCAGACGGTGATTAACGCGCTGACGGCTGCCAGCAAAACAGGGCTTGAGGATATGCAAACAAGGGCGCTGCACACGATGGGCGCTAACGCCGGAGTTATACCGCACGATTGCGCCGTGAATGCGAAACCTTGCTGACGCGGATTTGACGGCTAACACCCCGGCTATTATCCCATGAATTACCGTCAGTTATTCTTTATCGAAGGCAGGCTCCTTGGTGAGGTTTCACGTGGACAGATCATGCGTCACGCGACCTTCATGGAGCCGACAAGCGACCTCTACTTCTGCGGTCTCTGCGGGGAAGTCTATGCCCGGTTCCCTTGTCTTCGACCTGACGGTTCTTCCACCCCCTGGCAGTCCTATCGCTGCATGTGCCGAAAGTGCGGCGCAACGCGGCAACGCTGGCTGTCGGAGTGGCCCGGTTCCGTCTGGCGGTCATGGGATAAAGAATTCCTCGCAGCACTTCCTGTGCCTGTGCTGCAGTGGGAATTGTTAAGGCACATTGAATCACACGAAAGGATACCAAATGGCTATCAATAGCAAATCCAAGCAGTCCAACGCTGCAGCGGAAGCTCACGCTGTCCTCACCAACCGCATGGCAGACGCGCAGCAAGTCCTCGGCCCGACGCTCACGGCAGTGCTCGAAACCCAGGCCACGCTGATCAGCCAGTTCATGCAGGCTCAAGGCTTTTGGGAATCGGACAACACCGGGGAGAAGATTGCCCTGATGCACTCCGAACTCTCCGAGGCACTGGAAGCTGACCGCAAGTCTCTCGATGCGGAGCACATCCCCGGCTTCAGTGGCGTGGAGGAAGAACTCGCGGATGTTGTCATCCGGGTTCTGGACTTCGCCGGCCACCATAACCTCCGCCTCGGCGAAGCCTTGTCTGCGAAGATCGCTTACAACCTGACCCGTCCGTTCAAACACGGCAAGGCCTACTAACCTTCCCTGGAGCAGCCGCCATGTCAATTCTCACAAGTATTGCCCTCATAGGGCTTGCAATCTGGGCCGCAGCCTGGACAATAGTGATTGTGGGCATGGCGGTTGTCAAGCTCACTGATTTCGTAACCTCCCACCTTAAAGGAAAGTGGCAATGAACACTCCTACAAACGCAGTCCAAACCCCGGCAGCCGCCGCAGTCAAGTCAACCCTCCCCGGTTTCAATGTCCTGTTGATGGGGCCAGCCGGAACGGGGAAAACCCACTCCATCGGAACGCTCGTCGATTCCGGGATTGAAGTCTTCTATCTCGGCCTCGAACCGGGTCTGGAAGCCCTGCTCGGTTACTACACTGATCGTGGGCAGAAAATCCCCGATAACCTCCACTGGCACATGCTCAAAGCCCCGACGGCTTCCTTCATGGAACTCCTGGACAACGCGCAAAAGATCAACACACTGTCCCTGGACAGCCTTGCCAAGATGCAAGACCCGAACCGATCGAAGCACAACCGCTTCATCGAGTTGCTCACCGCCCTCAACAACTTCCCCTGTGACAAGACCGGCCAGACTTTCGGCCCTGTCAATGCTTGGACACCTTCCCGCGCCCTCGTCATCGACGGTATGGCAGGTATCGGGCAATGCGCCATGTCCCTTGTCATCGGCGGCAAGGCTGTCAAGTCGCAATCCGACTGGGGCATCGCACAAGACCAAGTCGAAAAGCTCCTCCGCATGCTCTGCGATTCCTGCCCCTGCCATTTCGTTCTCCTGTCCCATGTCGAGCGCGAGACGGACCAAATCCTCGGCGGAGTCAAGCTCACCGTCTCCACCCTCGGTCGTGCCCTGGCCCCGAAAATCCCTTCGATGTTCAGCGACGTTATCCTGACCGTCCGCACCGGAGACAAATGGACCTGGGACACCTCCAACGCCCAGGCCGACCTCAAAACCCGTAACCTTCCTATCCGTGCCGACAATGCCCCTAACTTTGCCAGTATCGTTGCGAAGTGGAAAGCACGAGGCGGAGCGGTATAACCCCACCTTCACAAGGAGTATTACCATGCAATATCGCAAGAAACCTGTTGTTATCGAGGCACGCCAGTGGGATGGTTCTGACGAATCTTACCGAAGTCTTATCAAAGACCCTGCGTACAAAAATATGTCCTGCAGCATGCTTTTCACTGAGGCAAGGGTAGTATCATTTGACTTGGTCACACTGGAAGGTGTGCATAGAGTATCCCCTGGCGATTTCATCATCAAAGGGATCAAAGGAGAGTTCTATCCCTGCAAACCGGACATTTTCGAGGCTACGTACGAACCGGTCTAAGACTTGCCAGAAAGTACTTGCCATACTCCACCACCCACGGTACATTTGTTTTTCCCGCATGACGATTGGCAGCGAGTTGTAAAGCGGGGTTTCACGAATCGCTGTATTTCACTTCACATTTCATTTTTCAAGGAGCCTTACCATGTTCAATCCCGATCAATTCCTCGACATGCAAGTTACTGAGTCCAACGATACCAAGACCATCCCGGTCCCTGTTGGTGAATACACTGCCGTGGTGGAAGAAGTCAAGTGCCGTCAATGGCAATCCAAGAACGATCCGTCCAAGTCCGGCCTCACGCTTGACATTACCTGGTCCGTCGATGACTCCGCCGTCAAGGAACTCCTGGGCCGCGACAAAGTCACCGTTAAGCAGGGCATCATGCTCGACCTCACCGACGCCGGTGGTCTGGACATGGGCAAGGGCCGTAACGTCGGTCTGGGCCGTCTGCGCGAAGCCCTCAACCTCAATGCCCCCGGCCAGCCGTTCAGCTTCTCGATGGTCGCTGGCTGCATTGCGAAGGTTAGCGTCAGCCACCGTATCGACGGCGAGAACATCTACGCCGAAGTCAAAGGCGTGGCGAAACTCGGCTAACCGCCGATAGGCTTGAAGCGTGGCCCCGGCTATACGGGGCGCCTTAAGCAAGGGGATTCGCAAAAGCTGGTCGAGGGCAGAGCTCAGAGCCAGCGCCGTACAGACGGCACTACTACGTGAGCGCCCTTCCTTAAGCCCTCGACAGGATGAGCCCCGGCAGCAGATCAATTTGCAGTTGCCTCTTGCTGTCGTGCCTGTTCGGGGGCTTTTCTTTTGCCAACCTATACTAACACGAAAGGCATTTGCCCGTGTCTGCTGCCAGTTTCAATAGCCACCAAGACAACCGCGCAATCGGCGTTGTCTTGACCC